ACTTCTCAAGCAGAGAAGTTCTCTCGCACCTTCGGCGCTGACGTAGAAGCCCTCGTCAACATGGGTGCTGGTGTCGAAAACGGTACAATCAGTGACCTCGCCTACCGCCGAGCGCTCAAGGACTTCAAGAAGTTCGTGGAGAGTGGTTCTGAGGCCGATTACGCTAACTACCTGTCTCACATTGACCGCCAAAACTCACTAGCCGCTGCAATGGCGAAGGGTGTCGGCAGCGAAAAGCTCGGTCGCTTCGGTGCATCTGTGGTGAACGCGCTACTGCCATACATGCGTAACGCCAAGAATATGACCGTCAAATCGTTCACTCGCGACTTGAACCCATTTGCCAAGAGCCTTGTGGATGAGATTCGTGCTGACCAGGTTGGTGCGGCGCAGAACCTCTACAACCTGCTCAAAAACAAAGCGGTTGATTACGGTACTTTGGCACTGCTCGCCAGTACCCTCGAGTACAACGACGGCGATGATGTCTCGAAGCCACAAGGCGTGTCTATCCACCTCGGCGGCGACAACTACTTCCCTGTGCGCGGCACGCCGATTGAGTTGCCTTTGGCTCTCGTCGCGATGACGAAAGAGATTGTCGAAGACACGACTAGCGGCGAAGAGAAGGACTGGCAGTATTACGCTGGCATGATTAAAAGTAGCGTCCCGTACCTCGACTATATAGAGCAAGCCAGCAACGTCATGGACTCAGTAGCAAATATTGGCGACAAAGAGGGCGATAACGGTTACGACGCGAAAGCCTACGGTGTCAACCTAGCTCGCTCACTCACGCCATTCAGTAACAATGCGGTCATGCCATATGTTGAGGGCAAGCAAGGTAATAGCGTCGATGCCAAGAAAGTGTATGATGCCGACCCTCTTCAGTGGTACGAGAACTCTTTGAAAAACGCTTACAACATAGATCGCGACAGTCTCGAGACTAGCCGAGACGCCGCTGGGCGCGTCCGCACAATGGACAACCAGGGGTCATTTATCAATAAGACTATCAACGATGCAAATACCGCCACCCATAATGACACCATCACCTCGCTCGTAAAATACGGTCGAGATAGTGGTCTCGGTAAGGGTACGCAGGATATGTTCAATACCTACGACACAGGCAAGAACAACAACTTCAAATCGGTTCAAGATACGATTACCTTCCTCGACGTGGAGGCGGGCGTTAAACCTGACGCTGCCAAGAAGCTTGAGAACAACGAAAAGCTGGCTGATCTGGCGGCGCAAATCCGTGACGGCTTTTACGGCGAGACTGGTTCCGAGCTATTGACCCTTAATGGTGAAAACCTCAAATCAGACGCCTCCGTACCTGGTAAATCAGGCTCGAAGAACTCTAAATTACCGCTCTCGATGCAGTCGATTAAAAACGCTGTCGCACAGACCGATCTACCTAAAGAACAAGGTGATAAGCTGTGGGAAATTTCTCAGGCGAAGACTGCGCTATACGAGCAACTGAAGGCGAAAAGCATGAGCTACGACCAGTACAGCGCCGCAAAAGCTGAACTCGAGAAGGGTGAGATTGAGATATTGAGTGGCTCTGAGAATTACAAGAAGCTCGGCGCGTTGATGAATAAACTCGATGAAAGCGGCTTCTTTAACGAGGGCGGTATCGGCTCGACAAAGGCCGGTCAGACCTATCTATGGAACTCGCTCAACGCGCTACTCGGCAGTAAAGGCGCAACGCCAGCGGCGAATTACCCAGAGACAGGCAAAGGCCTCACTCCATGGGGTCGTGGTGGCGGCGGTGGAAGCGGCCGTAACGCGACGAACAAGCCTGGCGACCGTAACAACAAGGGCATCCAGTGGACACCTGTGGGAAAGCGCGGAATGGCGACAGTTCAATCTGGCAAATACACCCCTGTCCAGGTCAAGGTAAAACTCGGTAACGCAGTCAAGAAAAATAAGACCCAAAATTACTCGGACAGAAGTTTCTAGTTGTGATACTATTAACGTAAGAAGAAGGAAAAAATAAACACATGCAAACTGAATTTCCCTATACAGGAGCAGAGCTAGCCAAAAAGCTTGACGACAGTCAAGACTTTATGGACAGGATTACCGTCGGTTTTGCCGAACGTAACGAGCGCATTTTTCATCGTAAACCGACAGTTACTAATAACGGTCAGATGGAGTACAGCGAGCTCGTGGACAATACGCTCGCCAGCTACCTCGAGAAGATGCCGAAAAATGTCATCCAAAAATTGCCGACATTTACCGCTGATGCACATACTCGGGATAAAGCCGAAGACCTGACCTACGAGTTTATCGCCAAAAAAATCATCCTTCGTACTGGTTCGAGCAGGGGTTATTCGCTCTTGCAGAAGCAGTGGATTGAAATGCGAGCTGCCGCGACGTTTGGAGCGTGTGCGGTCTATCTTCCGTTTGAGAAGGAGTTTGGCGAGTACACCGTCGGCGAAGTGCCGATTTACTGGGGTGACTTCTACCCTGAAGCCTGGTCAAGCAACATCAACAGCAACAACTTCAACCAGTTCCGTAACCTGAAGACCGAAGACGATATCAAGAACCTCATTAAAGGTCTTGACGAAGAGCAAGGCGGTACATGGAGCGCGAAGGGTCTGCAAGAGGTGCTTGATTACGGTACTGGACAGAACTCAGCCAAGAGTAAAACCGCCAACATGAAGGCGGCTATGGACGGTCTACCAGAGCACATGTACGAGCTCTTCGTCTACGTTGATGCAGACTGGATCGTCACCTGGCACTACGCCTCTGAGACGATTCTTCGTGTCGTCCGTAACCACAGCCGTCGTCGTCGCATCGTCGGCCTTTACTCCGACTACGATGGCAGCTCGATCATGGGTCGTTCACTTATCGATATGGCGTTTGGCGCTCAGCAGTCACTGACTCAGTTGCTTCGCACCTTCATCTACACCAGCGACTACAACACCGACCCAGCTAAAACAGTGAAGGGTATCTCGCTCAACGAAGACACTTTCAATCTGACTAAAGGTAATACGATGTTCCTCAACGATGAAGAGGGCAAAGTTGATCTACTGCCTATTGACACGACTATCATGCAGCAGTTCCCAACGGTCTTTAACTTGCTCCGTGGCGTGCTCCTGAACTCTCTACCGACCTCTCACGACACTAGCATTTCGCAAAGTGAAGGTGGTGGCACATACAGCAAGACCCAGGCGGGCGTCAACAGCCAAGACCAGAAAGCGGACATCGAGAACAACTACTACCGCAAGAATTATGAGACCTACTTCGAGATGGTGCTTGAGAATAAAATCAACATCTACCTCGCTGAAATCAAGGCAATCGCTGATAAGAACGACGCCGTGCCACTCATCAAGGTTGACGAGGAATATGCCAACCTCATCCGTGAAGTTGACCCAGGCTCTATCAACGACAAGAACCAAGTTCGCCTCGACCTGAGCGATATGAGCGGTGTAAACATCTCGGTTGACTTTGAAAGCACCCGACAGATGGCGAAAGAAGAAGACCTGAAGCGTCTCAACACCTTTATGACCGGCTTCTTCGAGGCCGCCAAATCTGACCCAAGCATGGCGAAGGTGATGCGCTCAGTTCTGCCACTACTGATGGAAGAAATGACTAAGAGCTCAAACCTCGAGAACAGTGCGAAAATCTCCGCCACGATGAAGCAGGCACTCGCCGAATCAATCGAAGAGGAGAAGCAAAAAGCCGCCGCTGAAGCTCAGGCCGAACAGCAGAAAAATCAACCGATGGACGAGGTGAAAGCACCGACTGTCTCTATATCGTTCAAAGACCTGCCACCAGCGGGTAAGATTCAGGCCGCCGCGAAATACGGCATCGAGCTCACTGCCGAAGACGTTGCCCGACCAATTGAACCGCCTAAGCCCCTTAGCGCGCCAGGAGTGATACAGTAATGGCTGATATTCAAAATGGCGTCGAGACCTACAGCTCGAGTGAAGAGTTCCAGCGCGTTCACGCTGCTGGGCTTGCTCATAGAGAGGCCGAGGAAGCGAAACAGAAGGCGACTACCGACAAGCAGAAAATCAAAGCAGCGCTCGACAAGTACATCGCCAAATACTCAAAGACATCCGAGGTGCGTAAGATGGCAGCGGCGAATAAAAAGTCAGCCGACCACCAGCTTGACGTTTGCGCCGAGGTGGTTGAAATCCTAGAAAAACTAAAAAATGAGTTGAGGTAATAATATGTCAACGGTCAAAGAAATCATTGAAGACGCATACACCAAGGTAAACGGTGAATACGAAATACTCGTTGAAAGTAGCGACGACTTCAAGACGTATTTGCGTGTGCTGAATATCGTGATGAAGAACCTTTGCCACATGCCGTACGTGAAGTGGCGCATCTTTTTTGACATGGAGTTCGATTTACCTGACGCTGTTGCCGACGGTACGCTGTCGTACACCATCCCAGACATCAGCAGTATCGACATCGCTAACTCACCGACCGACCACATCTTCTTTATGAGCGACGACATCGTTGTTGCGAAATACAAGCTGGTCAGCCTGTCGATATTCCAGTCAACCAGCAACACGCAGGTCGCAACCGTCGCAGGTGATAAACTCTATCTCAAGGCGACCGAGAGCAAGATTCTCGGCACGACCATCCGCCTCCCCGTCTATAAAGACCCAGCTCCATATGCGACAGCAGACCAAGAGGTGCTGGTAGACAGCACGCCATGGCTTGTCGCGTCAATGGCGACATTTATCTGTGCCTCAAGCCCAGTGCCGTTTATCGCCCGAAATGCCGACCGCTACGAAAAAGAAGCTGCCGTGTTTATGAAGCAGATGCGCGACGTGAACAAGCAGATGCAGGCACTTATCCTGACGAAGCTCAACGCTCCGATTGGTCGTACTTGGGAAGACGTTATGAATGTGATGACGCTAAAGGACTTGTGATATGGCGAACAAAAGCGATAGCGATATTCAGGTCAAAGACATTGACAGCTGGAAGCGTGGGCAGATATCCTACTTCTCAAAAAGCCGTCTCCAAGAAGACGCGCTCAAGACTGCTTACAATGTCATCTTCGACTATGACGCCGTTGTTCGGCCTCGAGGCTCATTTGCTGCAAGCGATGTACCCGACCTTCCCGAAGGCCTGACACCACTCGCCTGTGACTTCCCGTTCAAGCGAGCCGACAACACCGAAGGTCTCCTTAATGTCTTCACCGATGGTGTTAGCGCATGGCTTTATGTTTTAAAAGCCGACCTGACTGGCTGGGAAAAGTTTAGCACTTATACGTTCGACAAGGACAAGGTCTTATCGTTCGCGCAAATCGCGGGCGTGGTTGTTATTGGCAACGGTATACAGAACTTTACCTACTATGAAATCGCTACCAACACCGTCAAACAGCTCGTCAAAGTAGATAACCCAACGTCCACACCGACGGCGACGCCGACAGGCTTTAGCGGTACGAACGCGATTGACTACTACTACCGCGTCGCCTTTAACGGCATCGGTGGCAGCACCATGATGACCCCATGGGTAAAGATATCCTCGTCAACGATTCGCGACACCTGGGGCGATGCCCGTTCGGTTGCTATCAATATCTCAGCTTTCGTCATCGACCCGAACGCCCAGAGTTGGAATGTCTATGTTGCTGGTGTCTCAACAGGCACGGGCGCACCGACTGATACTGAATACTTGAAAATTGCTGAGAACATACCCGTGACGCAGAAAACCTTTACCGACACAGGAGCGGTCACGATGCTCCAAAGTGCTCCGGTGGAGAACTCTACTGAAGGTATTAAAGCCTGGTACTATACGAACATCTCTGGTCGCCTCTGGGCGATCGGCAACGACGGTCTCGTGTACTGGGGCGGTGACATCGGTAACGAGCTCTACTTCGGGTCGGCGAACGGTTCCGATAGCTACATCATCAGCAGTAACGGTATCGAAAAACCGATGGCAATCACGCTTGGTCGTGACAACGCTGGTACGACCTGCATCAACCTGCTTACCCGTACGATGGCCGGACAGGGTGCAATTTGGGATGTGTATGCCACGACCAACAGTATTACCGCTAACGGGCAGACCTTCAGCACAGGTACATATCAATTTAAGAAGCGCGAAGGTAACGACGGTACGGACGCACCGTTCTCTGTCATTCACGAGAACAACAACGCTTACTACCTGTCGATGGATGGTTTTAAGTCTACTGGTGTCAAACCAAACGTCTCCGGCATCCAGTCAACCGACATTATCAGCTCGGCTATCCGTGATCGCGTACTGAACCTGAGCCAGTCGAACCTCAACGGCACATACGCGGCATATTATGACGAAAGCCTATACTGGACGGTTGCTTATGGTTCACAGACGAATAATGAAATCTGGGTCTACGATATCCTCCACGGTGGTATCTGGTCAATTTGGCGCATCGAGTCTGACTGTATCTTCCGTTGGGCATCCACCAAAAACGAGAGCCCAAGCCTCTATATCCGCCAGGGCAATAAACTGCTCCGCTACTACAAGAACTCACACACTCATGCCGATTTCGGCGGTGTCTTCGAGTCGTACATCGAGAGCGGTTTGATTCCGTTTTCAAAAGATAATATTGAGTGGGTTCACTTGCTGAAGAACATCTGGCAGTTTGACCAGGCGGTAGGGGTGATTACTTTGACGGTGAATGTCCACTCCAAGAACGGTGACATCATCAAGACGAATATCATACCGTTTAACCAGTCGGTTTCAAGTACCGCCGCAACCAGCGGATGGGATGCGATTGTCGCAAACTCTACGCTGCTTTCCGAAGGCGCGTGGAACACTCGAGGTTGGGAAAAAACGCTGGCTGATCTACTTGGGTTCAAAGACCCATCAGACAAGAAGATTGCCCAGAAGATACGCAAGAACGCCTCGTACATCAGCTTTTCGGTTCGTGCCAATACCAAGGACACTTACTACGAGCTATCGCACCTGAGCATGTTGTTCACCTACATCGGTTCAGGCGTTGAGTTCTTGAGTCAAAAGGGAGTGATAAAAATATAGCCGTATGATACACTTAATTTATAAACTGAAAGAAAATAAACAAGGGGAACAAAAATGAATCCACTAAGCACAATCTCGGTGATGCCTGGGAGGGAAAAAATCCAAGAAACCACAAGGAGCATAGCGCCTCAACCTAGAGGTGGCGTGTTTTGGATTGGTACTGACGGAAAAGTATACGTCAGTGGTTCTCAGGGTACAAACGCTGCCGGTCGAGCCGACGCGAATACCGCGAGCTACTGGAGTAGCCGAGGCTTCTCTCAAATAGCTGACCCGAATCGAGGGGGCCAGGTTCAGGGTGCTGGCACAGGTCGCGCGTTACCTGCTAGCAACACTGGCGCTGATTATGGAACCGCCTCTGCTCCGAAAGTTCTCGACGAAGCACAGCTCAAAAGCCTTGACTCGCTACTTGGCAGTCTTGATACCGTCCGAAACCAGACCAAGGAGAAAGCTCGCATCAAACGCGACACTAGCAAGCGTGAAAAAGAAGAAGAGCGAGACCGCGAAAAAGGTAAATACGAAGGTAAGAAGCTCTCAACCTTGCAAGACTTTGCAGGTGCGAAGACCGACACTGACCTCAACACTCGCAATACTCTTGAAAATCTCGTCAGCTCACTCTCGACGCTTGGACTCGGTGGTTCACGCGCATTGACTCGTCAAATCCTTGACGCAGCCAACATGAGTAACCGTAAGGCTAACGCAACGCAGGCGAGCAACAACCGAGACCTTGATAGCTCTTTCAACGAATTTACTGTCGGCAACGAGAACGACATGCGAAAAATTGACGACCAGTTCGGTTTCGAGCAGGGTGAGGCCGACCGTACGTGGGGTCAGAATCGCCAGAATATCCTTCACAAGAAGGCTGACGTCTATAACGCCGCTGAACGCACGGGTGAACGAGAAGCAATAATGAACGAGGCCAACGGTCTCAATGACTTCGTGGCGAAAGCACCGTTTATGAACCCAAGCTACACGGGCGAAGCCCGATCAATGGCAACACCAGAGCTTGCCGACTACACCCAGGACATCGCGAAATATGACACCGCCGCCATTGGTGCGGGCGCGACAGGGGTAACACCAGTAGGCGCAGGCGTCACGCCAGGCACGATGCCAGGCAACCTTGCCGTACGCGCCCTCGCAGTCAACGAAAAAGACCTCGGAGTGAAAAAGAAAACCGAGGGTAGTGACCTCGTACTGGGAGTCTAACCACTATGGCAACTATCGCAGATAAGTTCGGACGACCGAGTATTCCGACAGACTACGCTCTTGCGACAACAGTAAAGACCGCTCGCACAGTAGGCGAGGCGGTTTTGGCTTGCTACGACCTTAGTAATTTTGCTCTAGACACTCCCGTTTACTTTATCACCTACAAGAAAACGGTTGACCCTGTAACAGGCACGGTATCTGTGACAAACCAGACGAGCTGGAAAGCCCTGGTCAACCCAGATAACAACACCCTAACCAACCTGACGCTTGCGCCAGGCTACACCGATATTGGCAACGACATCGGTGATTTCGTCGAGTGTGTACCAACTTCATTCTGGGGTAACAGTCTGGTTGATGCCCTACTGGGTTCATTAAACCCTGACGGTACAATGAAGACCTCGGCAGTTCAGACCGCCCTCAACATCAGTGGTACACCTACCGAGTATGTTCCACTTGCAACCCTACCTAGCTCGATCGTCAACAACGGCCAACGCTCCTACTCGATAATCTACCCTGGGGTAGACTACTCTGACAGGCTCTCGCCTGGTGCGCGCTATCGTACTGTCCGAACTAATGCCGCCCCAACCCAATCTACTTCGCTTAACGGCACGAATCAGTATTGGAGCCGACCTTCGGTATCAGTTTCAGGTATGACGTTTACGGATGACTTTGTGGCAGGGGCTTGGGTAAAGTTGAGCAGTTATCCATCTGGTGAGGTTAATATCATGTCTCGCTACAATGGTACTTCTGGTTGGAGGTTATTCGTTGGGGCAAACGGAACAGTTCAGTTCTACGGTATAAACGGCGGCTCTAGTAATGTCAGTGGCATGTACACATACCAGAGCCTTCCTCTAAATAAGTGGGTGCATATATCAGCGCAGATGGACATGTCGGCATTTACATCCACCTCTACCACTATGTACGTTATGTTCGACGGCGTAGAAGTACCTATAGGAATTTTTAGAGGGGGTACAAATCCGATTGCCTTAGTCCAAGCAGGAAACTTAGAAGTCGGCTCAGCAAACGGCACAGGCTTCTTCCCTGGTAAAATCGATCAAGCCTTCGTATCATCAGCCAAAATCACTCAAGCAACTCTGCGTGGCTATATGTCTCAAGGGCTTACCGGCACTGAGCCGAACCTTATATCAGCCTACTCATTTAGCGGTAACGCGAACGACCTCAAGGTTGCCACCGCAAATAACCTGACCGCAAATAACGGTGCTACGGCGACAAACGCTGACTCACCGTTCGGTGGACAAGCGGGCGGTGCTATTTCTTCTACCATTGACTACGGCATCGTGCAAAAGGTCAGCTATACTGCGCCAGACACGACCGTTATCGTTCAAGTTCCTGAAGGCTGTACGATTCCGACAGTCGGCGGAGTCGATTCGACGAGCTACTCGACCGCGAAGAGTCCGTATGGGTTTCCAGGACAAAGAGATAAATGGCGTGTCGCTATGCTAACTGTATCGGGGGTTACTGTCGGTGGTGCGCTAGGAGGAACATCCACATTCCCTGTAAATCTTCCTACACCTGTTGGAGAGTGGACGGTTGGATATGATGGCAACTTACAGCATAGCTCAACCAGTGCGACGGTTAACGCGGAAGCGTTTTTCTGGATGGGTACGAACCCTACCTACGGTGGCACTCCTCTTATCCCTGGCTTCCTCGGTGCGTGGCTTTACATTCAAGGAGGAAGCTACAACTATGTTTTAGCAAATGTTTCACGCTCTACATCTGCTTCGCTCCTTACCGCCACTACCTACAACATGTACT